ATACAATGTTCCGTCTCTAAATCCCGCCACAACAACCTTTGAAAGCTTTACCGCTGCTATGCAGCAAGCCGCTGACAAGGGTGCCCTTGCCGACTTCATGGCGCAGAATCAGCCCGCGTTTGCATCGGTTCAAAATATGGTGTCGCAAGATTTGCAGTCGCAATCGTTTTTTAACGATGCGATCTCAAATGCTTTTTCAACCGCAGCTGACGTTTCCCAAAGCCAGCAAGCAGCAAACGCCCCAACGGCGGCAAACTATCAAAGCGTCAATGAAGCTCTTACAGCGCTGGCAGCTAATGCGCCTGCGGCGTCCAACCCTTATGGGGCTCCTGTCAGCAACAACGAAGAATTCCTTGGGCAGCAGGCCCAGGCTGCTGAGCAAGCTGCACAGGCTTCGGCACCTAGCCAAACATATAACAGCGACATCAACTTGGGGTACAGCAACCCCTCAACCGCTATGAACGCCGGGCCCCAGACCTCTATTGGCAGCATGATCGGTGCGCCTGATCAGGCAACGATCAGCGGGCCGGCTGCGAACGCGACGGGTGCATTGGACAACGATTCATATGGGCAGCAAGCCAGCGCGGGCCAGCAGGCCAGCACAGGGCAAGCCAGCCAAAATGCCGGGCCGACAGAAAGCTCTTATGGTGCGGCCCCGGATCTCACGATCAATGGAAACCCGCAGAACATGAGCTCTACCGGCTACAGCAACCAGGGCATGAGCTCGACGGGCTACAACAACCTCGTTGATCTTGTCGGCGGGCAGGATGCGTTCAACTCGGCTTATGGCGGGGGTGGCATCCGCCCATTGCCTAGCCCTTCAATCGGCATCGGAGCCCCGACGCCCCTAGCATCAGCGACGCCCACACCCAAGCTTGGCAGGGCGTTTGACCCGTTGGTTGATTACGCAAACTACGGTGCCGGCCCCGAGCACAAGTTCTATATGGCCGAGGGTGGGCTGGCTTCTTTCCCAACCATGGCCTACACAGACGGGCAGGCTTCTATCGCGATGCCTCCGGGTTTGACACCGTACGATACTGTGGGCAGTGACGTGATGCCGGTCTCTCCAATGTCGCCCACGCCTGCTGCCGCGGCACCCAACCTCGTAAGCAATGGACCGCTCTCAGCGTTTCAAAATCAAAATGCCGGACAATTCCCGTCGCAGATTTCTCAAAACCCAAATCTAGGGTACTCTCTGGGCCAATCCCCACTTTCTCGACTGACAGGGCCGAACAATGGATGACGCGGAGCTCGACCAGGGCATGGAAATGGACCTCCCAAATGAGGATTCCGATGTCGAGGAGAACGAGGACGGCTCTGCTGTTGTCACGATCGACGAGCCGGCTATGGCTGAAAACGCCGAGTTCTATTCAAACCTCGCCGAGGATATGCCCTCTGCAGAGATGAACACAATATCGACGCAACTGCTGGAATATATTGAGCGCGACAGGGAAGCCCGCACGCTCCGCGACAAGCAGTATGAAGAAGGCTTGCGCCGTACTGGTCTCGGCGAGGACGCGCCTGGCGGTGCCAATTTCCAAGGCGCGAGCAAGGTGGTTCACCCCATGCTCACTGAGGCGTGCATCGACTTCTCGTCGCGCGTCATCAAGGAAATCTTGCCCCCGACTGGCCCGGTGAAAGAGTTTATCCCCGGCGAGATCACCGTGGACAAGATGGAGAAGGCGAAGCGCAAGCAGCGCTTCATGAACTGGCAGCTGATGCAGCAGATGCCTGAGTTCCGCCCTGAGCTTGAGCAGCTTACGACGCAGGTTCCGCTGGGCGGCGCTCAGTATCTGAAGCTCATGTGGAACGAACAGAAGAACCGCCCGACCGCGATCTTCATCCCGATCGATGATGTCTACCTGCCCTACAGCGCCACGAGCTTCTACAGCGCCGAGCGCAAAACACATGTTCAGTACATCACCAAACTGGAATTCGAGAAGCGTGCCAACACCGGCATGTATCGCGATATCGACCTGACAGCGGCGTCTGAGCCCGAGCTCACAGGGCCCCAGAAGGCGAACAACAAGATCGAAGGCCGGGAGCAGACCAGCTACAACGAAGACGGCCTGCGGGTCGTTTATGAGATCTCCTGCTATCTGGACTTTGAGGACAATTTCGGTCTCGCGCCCTATCTCGTGACGATCGACGATACCTCAAAGGAGGTGCTCGCGATCTACCGCAACTGGGAGCCTGATGACGAGAACCAAGAAGAGCTGGTTCACATCATTGAATGGCCCTTTGTGCCTTGGCGCGGCGCCTATCCGATCGGCCTGCCGCATATGATCGGCAGCCTGTCGGCGGCGGCCACCGGCGCCCTGCGGGCTCTGCTCGACAGCGCCCACATCAACAATTTCCCCGGCATGCTGAAGCTGAAGGGCGGATCTCGCGGCGGCCAGACCGATCGGATTGAGCCGACGCAGGTGACGGAGATCGAGGGCGGCGTCGGCATCGACGACATCCGCAAGATCGCCATGCCGGTTCCTTTCAATCCTCCGAACCCGGTTCTGTATCAGCTTCTCGGCTTTGTGACGGAGGCCGCCCGCGGCGTGGTCCGCACGACCTTTGAGAAGCTTCAGGACCAAAGCCCAAACCAGCCCGTCGGCACCACGCTCGCGATGATCGAGCAAGGCATGACGGTCTTCTCGGCGATCCATGCCCGCCTGCACAATTCCATGCAGATGACGCTGAAGGTGCTGCATCGCATCAATGCCCAGAACCTGACTGATGAATACATCGAGAAGGTCACCGGCGAGGAAATGTGCAAGGCGTCTGATTTCCGGGGCGCAATGGATGTGATCCCCGTATCGGATCCGAACATTTTTTCTGAGGCGCAGCGCTTTGCCCAGACGCAGGCCGTGGCCCAGCGTGCACAGCTCAAGCCGGACCTTTACGATTCCCGCGCGGTTGAGGAGCGGATCCTTCAGCAGCTCAAGGTGCCTGATTATAAGGCCCTGCTGGCCAAGCGCCCCGAGCCGATCGAGCTCAACGCTGTGAACGAGAACCTCGCCCTGACGCTTGGGCGCCCGGTTGCGGCGTTCCCGATGCAGGATCATCTGGCGCACCTGCAGGTGCATCTGGATTATCTGAAGTCGCCGATGTTTGGCATGAGCCAATTGATCGGGCCCACATTTATCCCTGGCGTGCTCCAGCACATCAAGGAGCACATGACGTATTGGTATGCCTTGTTCATGTACAATCAGGCGAGCGCCGCAGCTGGTGTGCCGCTTGATTCTTTTATGGGTGGCAAGGACAAGGAGCTCAATGCCGAGGTCGATAAGACCCTGGCGATGGCCAGCCAGGCTCTCATGCCGCAGATCGAGGGTGCCCTACAGGGCATCCCGCCTGTGATTATGCAAGCTATGCAGATGATGCAGCAGCTTGGTCCCAAGCCCCCCGGCGACCCGACGCAGATCCTTATGGCTGAGACGCAGCGCAAGGCGCAGGCGGATCAAATCAAGGCGCAGCTGGATCAGCAGAAGCTCCAGCTGGATCAGGTGCGTCTGGGCCTTGAGGCGCAGAATACACAGTCGCGCATGCAGCAGGCTCAACTTGACCTGCAGGCCAAGGCTGACATGAACCGTGAAGACAATACCACGGCGAAAGAACTTGCTGTCTTTGAAGCCGAACAAGGACACAAGACAAACTTGAGAACCGGCCACGGCATCAATCCACACATTTGAGGTAACACCATGGACAACAACCTTCTTCCGCAGCACAAGCGCCTCGCCATGGGCCTTGAAGTGAACAATGCGCCGGCAGGCAAGAGCCTTGTCAACGACAAGGTCACCCCGCACGCTTCTTATGGCATCCGCAAAAACACAAGCGGCAAGAACGACAAACCCGCCAAGTCTGGACTTTCTTCCCTTAATGCCAAGAAATAATTCCTTGACATGGGGCAGATATGATTGAAATCATCATCAAGCGTTTACTCGAACAACAAAGTCGGGTAGCGCATGAGACTTTAGAGCAGCCCGGCGACGGCTCAGTTTTTGAGTACGGGCGCAGGGCGGGTATTTACGCCGGTCTGGGTCGCGCTGTTGCGATCATCGAGGAGACCTTGGCACAGGGCGAAGAGGATGAGGCGCATGACAAAAAACGTCGTGTCAGACCAGCATACGGAGAATGAGAACCTTTTCCCAGTTGTTGAACCTAACGTCAGGCCCTTTGGCTCCCGCGTTTTGGTTCAGATCCGCCGAGCGCGCACACGCAGCAAGGGTGGGATTATTTTCTCAGATTTAACAAAAGACACCGAGCTCGACAACACATGCGTCGCCAAAGTGATTGCTTGTGGCCCGCTGGCTTACAGAAACCGCAACACGATGGAAAAGTGGCCAGAGGGCGCATGGTGCACGCCTGGCGACTATGTCTTCGTGCCAAAGTATGGCGGCCTGCGCTGGGAGCTCCCTTGCACCGCCACCGGCGATTACGGCGACAAGGTCCAGTTTGCGATCTTCGACGACCTGAACATCACGGGCGATGTTAAGGATCCCTTTTCTATCAAAGCGCACATTTGAGGAGCTGACACATGAACAGCACCGAAAAAGCTGAACTTCAAGAAGAAGTCGAAATCATCGAAGGCGTTGATCCTGAGATTGAGGAAAACGAAGACGAAGATGAAGACGTAAGGCTTTCCGACAGTCGCAACGAAGAAGAAGACGCGCGGCGAGAAGCCAAGCGTCTAGAGCGCCGGCGCCGCAAGGAAAACCAGCGTTTTGCCCGCGACAAATCCAAGGAAGAAATGGAATGGCTGGTCAATCAAAACCAGCTGCTCCAGAAGCGCCTTGAAGCCGTCGAAGGCTTTGCGATCCAGAACCAGCGCGGCAGCCTTGATCAGAATTACACGCAAGCCCTATACAGCGTGCAGGCGGCTGAACAGGCTCTTGCTAAGGCGATCGAGATCGGCGACGGATCAACGGTGCCGCAGCTGCTTCGCCAGCGCGACACCGCTATGGCTCGTGCGGCTGAGATCAACCGTGCCAAGCAGAGCTTCGACACGCCACGTGCGCCGCAGCAGCCAGCTGAGGTAACGGAACGCGCTCAGAAATGGGCTTCGCAGAACACTTGGTTCAATGCAAACAGCACTGATCCTGATTCTGTGACCGCCAAGCAGGTGGACGCAGGCCTGGTCGCTGAGGGCTACGACCCGACCACACAGAAGTATTGGAAGGAGCTTGATCGGCGCCTCGCCGATCGTCTTCCTCACCGCTTTGCAGAAGAAGAAGATTCCGGTTATAGTGCTCCCCAAGCAGGGCGGCGCGGGCCGCCCGTTGGTGGGTCTCGCGAGATGAGTTCTCCGGGATCCAAAAAGATTTACGTCAGCTCCGAGCGCGTTCAGGCGCTCAAGGATGCTGGCTATTGGGATGACCCAGTTCTGCGTGAGCGCATGTTGAAGCGCTATGCAGATGTGGATCGTAATAATCGTGCGGCACGCTAAACAGGAGCGAGCGATGAACCTTGGTAATGATGAACGGATCAAGAAAGTAGACGGACAGTCCCGTCGTAGCCGGGTGATGGAAGATCGCCACGTTACAGAGAGCCGCGAGCTCTCCGACGATGACCGTGTCCAGATGTTTCGCGATGCCTTTTATCAAAGCGCCTTGCCAGACCTGCCGGAAATCCCCGGATATCATGTCTGCTGGCTGACCACGACTAATCCGCGTGATCCAATTCAGGGCCGCTTCCGTCTCGGTTATGAGCCGGTTAAGCCCGAAGAGGTTCCCGGTTGGGAGTATGCATCACACAAGACCGGCGAATATGCCGGCCTTATCGGCGTGAACGAGATGATCGCGGCAAAGCTGCCCGAGCGTCTTTATTTCCGCATCATGCGAGAAGCGCACCACGACGCGCCTCTGCGTGAAGAAGAGCGGATCACCGGCGATATGGATTCTATGGGTGAACGCGCTCGTGGGGCTAAAAGCAGAATGCTCGAGGACGAAGGTTTTTCTGCAATGCGCGAACCGCCGCCTGCTCCTAAATTTGAGTAGGTGGTTCCCCCTCATCTAGCAAAAGGATTCGAGAATGTCCTCGACCAATGCTCCCTTCGGTATGCGCGCGGCTTATAGCCCGTCGGGCGTCATCCGTGAAATGGCCGGTACGATCGTCACCGGTTACGCTGCAAGCATTTACACTGGTCAGCCCGTTAAGATGGGCACTGACGGAACCCTTCAGGCCGCTGCCGCGGGCGACGCTTTCATCGGCATCTTTGCCGGTTGTCAGTATCAGCCTTCTGGCGCTCAGCGTCCTGTGATCTCGCCGAGCTGGCCCGCCAACACCGGCGCCACTGACATCATCGCCTATTACACCATGGACCCGTACATTGTGTACGAAATCCAGGCTGATGGCTCTGTTGATCAGAACGAAGTCGGCCAGCAGGCCAACTTCTCCAACATCACTGCCAACAATGGTTTGGGTTACTCAACCTGCACCATGGATGCCGGAACTGCTTCGTCGGGCAATTATCAGCTTCGTGTTGTCGGTATCGCTAACGGTATCGATAATGCGTCTGGTGACGCCTACACTGTCGTACAGGTTCAGATCGCGAACCATCAGTACGTCGCCACGCGCAACGCCTTCTAACCTAGGGAGATCCCGTTATGGCTACACCAATGCGCAGTACGGACTTCCGTTCTATCGTCGAACCAATCCTCAACGAGGCTTTCGACGGCGTTTATGACCAGCGCGCAGACGAATGGAAGCAGATTTATCGCGAAGAACGCGGTATCCCCCGCAACTACCATGAAGAGCCCGTCCTCTTCGGCTTTGGCGCTGCGCCTGAGCTGCCCGATGGCACGGCTGTCACCTACCAGTCTGGTGGCGTGCTCTTCATCAAGCGCTACCAGTACAAGGTCTTTGGCCTTGCCTTCGCTCTGACGAAGGTTCTTGTTGAAGACGGTGACCACATCCGTATCGGCCAGACCTACGCCAAGCACCTCGCCCAGTCTCTGGTCGAGACGAAGGAGACGATCGCTGCCAACATCCTCAACCGCGCCTTCAACGGCTCGTATGTGGGTGGTGACGGCAAGTCTTTGGTGGCTCCTGACCACCCGATCGTCAACGGGACGTTCTCGAACCAGCTCTCGACTGCCTCCGCGCTGTCGCAGACCTCGCTCGAGCAGATCCTCATCCAGATCCGCAACGCTGTTGACAACAACGGCAAGCGTATCCGTTTGAACCCGGAGAAGCTGGTTGTGTCGCCGTCCAACGTGTTCCAGGCTGAAGTGCTCCTTAAGAGCGTTCTGCGTACCGGCACGGGCAACAACGACATCAACCCGGTTAAGTCGATGGGCCTCCTCAGCGGCGGCCAGGCTAACCTGTCTCGTCTGACCTCGACCACCGCCTGGTGGGTTGAGACTGACGCGCCGGAAGGCCTCAAGCTGATGATGCGCCGTTCGCTTGAAAAGAGCATGGAAGGCGACTTCGAAACCGATTCCATGCGCTTCAAGAGCACCGAGCGTTACGACCTCGGCTGGACCGATCCTCGTGCGGTTTTCGGCACGCCGGGCGTCTAGTTAATAGGAAGGGGCGGCTAGACCGCCCCTTCTTTTCATGTGAAAATACCCTACCGAAATTCGGTCTAGCTTTTCATGGAGAAGACCAGTGACACAGTTTAACGACGATCTTTGGCTCGGCAGCGCGACCGGCCCGCAGTCTCAGGGCTGGGCTGGCCCCGGCCAGGTTTATAGAGGCGTTGGCCCGTTGGGTCGCGTTTACATCTACGACATCGTTCCTGCCGCTATTTCCGCCACGGCTGTTTGCGCAGCTCAGGCGATCGCAGCAGCCGGCAACGCCACCATCAATGGTGGTAGCGCTTCTGGTGGCGTGGCTACCTTCAACGCCTGCCGCAACTTTTCTGTCATCTCGTCTAGCGCGAGCGACACCACGCAGACCGTCACCGTCACCGGCACGGACTTCTGGGGTCAGGCGCAGACCTGCACGCTGACGCTCAATGGCACGACGACCGTCAATGGCGCGAAGGGCTTCAAGACGATCTCGCGCGTGGCTGTTTCTGCAGCCCTTGTTGGCAACCTGTCGGTTGGCATGGGTGACACCTTCGGCCTCCCTTACCGGGTTCTCGACGCAGGCTACCTGCTCCGCACCGGCTGGGCCGGAGCTGTCGCTGACAATGCTGGCACGTTCACCGCGGCTGACACTGCGACCGCTACGTCAACGACCGGCGACGTGCGTGGGACGTTCCTGCCTGCGACCTCTGCATCAAACGGCACCCGCCGCCTTGTGATCGCCATTGGCCTCACCGCTATTGCGGCTGGTCCTGACGCTACGCAGGTTGGCGCGATCGGCGTCGTTCCCGCCTAATGAAACGGGGGGCCATGTGCCCCCCAACTTCTCTTTAG